CCGAGTAATAACAACTAGAATTCTTTATTAAAGAATATGTAGTTGGTTTTGAATTCGTTGTTTCTGTCTGCATAATAAAAGACAGGACACTGAATTCTTGGTAATAGAAATCCAAATGTTGGTTTATATTGACTATAAAGCCCAATCGGGACTTCTATAGTCGAATTTAATTCAAATTTGATTTCCTCTAAGAAAAGTAAGATTTCTTCATAAGTGTAAGAAGTATCTTTAGTTTCGAACCACGAAATATATTCATATATCGATGGTTCATCGAGAACAAATGAATCAGTGTATAACTGACTCCATGTGTTTCTCATTCTAAAGATGCTATCCCACGTTGTGAGAAGCATACTTATTCTAGGCGATGGGACTTGTACTGTTCTAGTAGTTAAATCTCTAGGAGTTACATTACTTTTAAATTCTCTATTCCGAGAATTTCTTAAATGTGATACTAACTCTAAAGGAGATTTAGCAGGTACAGTCATAAGACCCATACGCTGATAATCAATATCAATAGGCAAATCCTTATCTAATCCTAGCAAGTTATTAAATTCCTTTTTTAAGAGGAGCTTAGCTTGATAAGATAGTCGACGAAGACCCTTAAAAGGCCACCTTGGTAAACCAAGACCTTTTAATAATCTGTCGGCTGCAATAGGACAGCCTAATTTACTCAAACTCATCCATATATAATAAAAAGGTGAAAACTTATAACAAGTCTTCGCCTTGAACTTTTGTTCTATATTCAATATAGATAGAGGTTGAGAGTACCACGTAAGTTTCTTATTATCTTGGTAAGCACCGCATATAGGTCCTAATGGATATATCGGTAACTTCTTGCCATCGAGATAAAAAATCTCCGTGTACACTGCGTAATGTTTAGAAAGAAAATCTTTATCAACACTCACAACGGATCCAACAGATTCTATCTGTTTGGTATGCCGTAAAGAATGTTGTTTCCTTATACGCATTATCGCATCATCTCCAGTCGTTCGTATTAAAGAAAAATTGTTCGGAACTAATCTAGTTACCGTAACCTTTTTTCTTCTTTTTTCTAACGTCTGAGATAAAATTAAATTCTCGAAGGTGTCAACCGGCTTATAATAACTCCTGTTTATTTCTATTTTTGGAGCATTTGAACTTGTTTCAAATGCGAAAATAGACACAAGAGGTAAAATAGGCCAAGAGGAAGAAATTCCCATTGGCGCTCCCCTTCGAGTGACCCTACCTGAACGACTATGGATATTATTCCAATGTGGTTCAACTGTCAATTCAGAATCATATACAAAATCAGAACTTTGGAGAAACTTTTCGAACTCTCTTTTGAAGAATTTATCTTTCAAAAAGTGTTCTAAAGAAAATCCATATTTTCCGATTATAAAAGTCTGTCTGAAAATCCTGTATTCTTTTAAGTGTGACTCAGTAAAAATAGTATATTTATTACATACTACATTTACTACGTCGTCCCACCAATCGACTCCAGGATTTATGCATTTATAGAATGACCTTGTCATCTCTATCTGATGCATATCAGTCGCTATGGTTAGATCTTGCGATCTCCATAGACCAGACTTTTCTGTAAATAATTCTTCCTCGACTAGGCCTTCTAAAGAATGCTTAATTCTAGGATCGGATCTTAAATAACCGTCTGCAACCTGTCGTAACACTTTACTAAGTATTACAATAGGCGAGATAGTCATCGTAGGGATCCGTGTTTTATAACCTCTAAAACGTACAGCTAAACAACATAAAGGCGGATGTGACGAAACAAAGTCGCATCCGTCTTTACATTTATATGTATGAGCTATAGCAGGTTCTAAAACAGAGAGGCATGCATAAATTAAATGATTAGTTCTCCTAAATGGATCTAAATCCACAGAACCTAAAGAAATTCGTTTGATCCGAGAAATCTCGGCATCGAACATACTTTGGTACTTTGGAGAAAGACTAATATTCATTAAATTAAGCATAGCTTTCTTTATGCCTCCCTGTTTTTGAGAATACTCAAGACAGGCTCCTTCGCCAATAATAAAAGGAAAAAAATCTGGTTCAATATGTGGTTTATAAAACCTACACCATTGAGTAATCCAGACTTTCCACTCATTTAAATTGACGTCGGAAGGAGTACACCATCGTTCTACTGTTTGGTCTAATAGACCAGATATACTACCAGTATATTGCGGTAGAGCACGAAGGCAACCCGAGGCTTGTAATTTATTATAAGAGTTACATTCTTCTGGATAGAAATAAGATAGAATATTATCTATTCTTCTTTTTCCACCGATAACTTCTGCGCGAAAAGAATTAAATAAATTCTTTAATAAAA